ATGGCAATGATTACTAAAAAGAGTATAAGAATCGTACAATATCTGAGTAGGATATTTGCCGTAATACTCGGTGTTTTAATTTTTATTTTTCCAAATGACCTTAGCATACTTAAATATATTTTTGCAAGTATTGCAGTAATTCTTAGCATTTTAAGTCTTATCATGCAAACTTTTCATAGAAATAAATGATAGGGGTTAGGGCTGAGGGGTGATAGAAATGGTTCAATTCCAATAAGCATTTGGAGGTTTAGCTATGAAAAGAATTGTACCAATTTTTAAAGGAGTACTTGTAATAAGTGCAAGCATAAGTATATTTTTCTTTCATCAAAATATTTTAGTACAAATATTTTATATTGTTGTTCTACTTTTTATTATCATACCAGAAGCAATTAAAGCTTATAGAAGAGCTAAATAAATGAAAAGAGAGAAGAGCTTATGGGCGTAGAATTTACTTTTCAATCATTGAGGAAATCTAATGAAAAAATTTATATTTTTAGCAGATATCATTTTAAGACTTCTTTTTATGGTTTGGGCTTGGTATGTTTATACAAACTATTGGGCTGATAATAGAATGAAATGGGTTGGCTTGTCTATGGTTGCATTCAATATTATTACAATGTTTTTTGATTCCAATTATCATAAGTTGAAAAAATAAGACTTGCAAATCTGGCTCAAGTTTGTTAAACTAATACACTTTAATAGTTAATAAAGCCTAGTAATTATTAATAAGTTTTCTTGAAAATAAGCTAAATAATTAGGTTTAAAGCGATTTTATAAATTTCTATTTTATAAAATAAAATAACTTTTAATAATTTTTTATGATATATCTGCCCCTTTTTTTGCCCCTTTTTAATAAAAAATAGACCTATTAAAATCGTAGGTCTATTTTGTTTAATTTTTTTAGAATGTTTTCACTCATTTTTTCAGTAACATGTGAATATATTGATAACGTAGTTTGAGGGTTATTGTGTCCTACCCTTTCCATGATAGCTTTTAATGGTATCCCAAGTTCTGTAAGCATTGCTATGTGTGTATGCCTAAATATATGTGTTGTAAGGTGCTTGTCTGACTTCACTTTTTTGAGTTGAAAATTTATATTATTCAGGGTTAAAGGTACCCCACGTTCATTAGAGAAGATATAAGTGTCTTTCTTTAAAACATTCTTTCCTTTTGCTTTATTATATTCGAGTCTTTCATTAATTATTTCGAGGCATCTTTCTGTAACTTGGACTTTTCTATCAGAGTAGATATTTTTTGTTGTTGTTTTAGATTGAGAAACTTCATCCCATGTCCCGTTGACCGTGACTATATTTCCATTAATGTTATCAACTGTTAGACCCACACACTCCCCGAATCTTAGACCAGTTAAAGCCATAAACTCAAGCATTAGTGAATTTTGCTTATTTATAATAGACATCTCATAGAGTACATGCTTCAGCTCATCATTTTCAAGATATTTATTTTTGTTTTTTTCTCTATCTTTAAAAGTAATAACTTTCTTTTTTATCTTTACTCTACTCATTGGGTTTTCGCTTAGATAATCTTTTGAAATTGCATAGTCAAAAATTTGGTTAAGATTCGATTTTATTGCGTAAGCATAGGAATAAGAGAAATTCTTTTTATAATAAACATCTTCAATGATATTACTAATAAAGTTAGAAGAAGTATCGATGAGCAACATTTCTTTTGGGATATATTCCATTATCCTATTTTTTATCGTTCTTTTTAATTTATTTGTTTTTGCCTTTACTGTTTGCCTATTTATTTCATAAAATTGATCCATGACTTGATAAAAGGTTATTTTAGAAACATCATTTTTTTCATCTTCAATTTTTTGTTTCTTATTCTTTTGTTCAATCTTAGAAAATAATAGTCTTATCGCTTCATTTTGGGCTCGTGTTGTATTTTTATCAAGAGTTATGGATACTTTCTTTATCTTACCCTTAGTATCTGTATAGCGCTCACAGTACTTATATTTGCCATTAGGTAAATCTTCTACCCACATTTGCTTTTTATACCTCATTTCTGATAAAATGGTATAGTAAAAAGCTTATTAAAAGCTTTTACACTACTTTATAGTTTAAATCCGCCCTCGCCGTCCAAAGTTTGGGTGGATTTTTTTCGTTATAATGAAACTTCGTAAGTTGCTACTGGTTCACTAAACATGTTTTCCATAAAATGAATTTGAATTGGATCAGTTTCAGTGTCTAATACGTAAGAATAACTTCCTGAAATTGTTCCATTTGGATTCAAGTTGTCTTGCAAATGGTTCTCGCTATCGTTCATTAGGATTGCATATTCTAAATCATTAGTTGTATTAGTCGTTTTTTGTTGAACTTTCATCATAGACATCACAAGCGTTTGGACATTTTCCGCTTTGTCTTGTTTATTAGTCAAAGTGAAATTAACCTTTATAGATGGTTTTGAATCATAATCTGTCGTTTTTTCAACACCATCAATTTTAAGAACTCCAACTTTAGAAGTGAAAGTTTTTGTTGCATCGTCCCATTTAGCAGTAGCTTTCGCAGTTTCTTTTTTAGAAGAACTTGTAGAAGTTGTAGCTTTACCACTTGATTTTGTTGCTGAAGAATTTCCGGATGAACAAGCAGCAAGCGAGACGATTGCTAACGCGGTTACTCCCAATAAAGCAATTTTTTTCATAATGTTTATATTTCCTAACCTAGCTTTTAACGAGATTCAAGATATTGCTCGTAAGTTGTTTATTTAAATAGCTTCATGATATTCAGCGGTATATTCTTCAATAACTGATTCACATATCCACTTATGTTTATTATTGAGTTCATATGCATCCATGAATTGACTGATGTTAATTTCATTTGGTTCTGGTGCAAAATCCCATTTAGAAAGCCATTCGTTGAATCTGTGAACTACCATGAATCGGTCTGCTTGTGCCTCTTGCTTACTTCCGAACATTTTCGAATGGCAATTATAATGGGTATGCCCACAGTAACAGTGTCCTAATTCATGAAGAATAACATTTTCTTGTTCTACTATAGTCAAATCATCTCTGATATAGATGATATCATACTCAGGAAGATACAGCCCTTTAATATCATCAATTAGGACAACATCGTTTTCTGATGGGATAAAATATATAATTTCAGCACAAAGCTCTCGAGAAAGCTCTCTAAGTTTACTCATAAATCGCCTTTATTAATTTTTTCTTTAAGAGTATTTTTTAACAAACGTTTGAAGAATTCTTTATCATTATCGTTAAGTTGTCCACCGCCATAGGCACTAGCTTTACTTATTTGTTCTTCAAGATATTCATCGCTTAGACGGTAATCTTCTATTTGTTTAACTTTATTTTGCTCATCTTGTTCTTTTAATTGAATATTTGCAGTTTCTAAAACTATTTTTTGTCTTGGCTCTTCTAACTTTTTCATAACTGTAACAGTTTCTTCTATAGTTTCAGAATCATTTTCTGATTCGAGTGGTTCAATCATTGGAACATCATAACCCATTAACCACGGCTCACTAACTCCCAAAGTTTGAGATAATAATATCAATTTTTGTTGATCGGGATTAGATTTTCCGTTTATATAATTAGATAAATGAGTTTTTGACATTTTTATACCCAATTTATCTTGAAAAGGTTTTGATTTTTCAAGTATATCAACTTGTCTTAATCCTCGGTCGTTCATTATTTTCTTTAATCTTATTTGAGAGTTTTCTTTTTTCATGAACTTATTATAAAACATTTATAAAAAAAGTTCAAATTTTTTATACTTTTCCCTTGACAATTATTTTCCAAATGATATAATGAAATCATAAAGTTCAAAACATTTGGACTAAATATCAAACAAGCGAACAATCATGGAGCGTCAGTACGGCAGACGGAACGGGCTCAAATGACGGTACACGACGTATCCACCGCGGCGTAAGTAGCAAGTTTGGCAAATAAAAAGCCCCAGAGGGGCGGAAAGGTCCATAAATGCTAAAAATAATAATTTTGATTATCTGGAGTTTACTTTGTTATTATTTTGGGCTATGGGTTGGTATTAAGCATTAAATAATTTTACTTAATACTGCAGCCAAAAGTGCAATGACAAGTGGATATATAACTAGTTCAACAAAGCGCTGTAACCTACTTTCTTTGTATTGCTCAATTGATACAATCCCTAATGCAGTTATTCTGACTACTGGAACCATATCAACTAAAACAAGTTTATCGCTGTTTAATTTTGAAACAAAACTATGAACCTTTTCTTCTGACAAACTGGACTTCAGCACAAGGTCGTTTAAAGGCAAGTCATCATTTTGTAGTAATTTTAAAATTTGATATTCTGATTTAGTAATTTTGTTCATAAAATCTCCAATATAATTTTAGTTTAGTCACTTACATTATATCACGGAGTTATGATATCGCTCGCAATGAGCAGGGAAGACTGGCGAACAGGTTCGATTCCTGAACTTCCCTTACTGCGAATGCAGAATTTTAAAACACAGAAAGGATGTATCATGACTATTGATTATTCTAAATTGAAAGGTCGCATTAAAGAAAAGTATGGTAGTCAGCAAGATTTTGCAAAGGCTATCGGTTTATCAGAAAAAATTATTTCTGATAAGCTTAATAATAAATCATACTGGAAACAATCAGATATCGATGCTGCTACAGAACTTCTTGGTATTAAAAAAGAAGACATTGGTATTTATTTTTTTAATAAAAAAGTCCAAAATATTTGAACTTTAATAAAAAGAAAGGGATTCATAAATGAACGAATTACAAAATTTCACAAATGGGTTCTTCAATCTTGACGTTAAAGTTGAGGGAGAAGAAGTTCTATTTAGTGCAGAACAAGTCGCGAAGTCTTTAGGAATTGTTACAAAGACAACCAAAAACGGTAAGAAGTATGAAAATGTACGTTGGAGCCGTATTAATGAGTTTCTGCCACAAGTGGCAGAATTAAAACAAGGCTCATTCATCAGCGAACCTATGGTTTACAAACTTGCATTCAAAGCAAATAATGCTGTATCTGAAAAATTCACAGATTGGCTGGCTGTTGAGGTTCTTCCAACAATCCGCAAACACGGAGCATATATGACGGATTCAAAACTGGAAGAAGCATTGCTTAACCCTGATACGCTTATCAATCTTGCTACACAACTAAAACAGGAGCGAGAAGAAAAAGCACAACTCAGAGCATTGAACTCAACACTTGCTGTTGAAAACCAAATCATGCAGCCGAAAGCACAGTATTTTGATGATTTAGTTGAGCGAAACTTACTTACTAGCTTTCGAGATACTGCCAAAATGCTAAAAGTAGGTCAAAAACAACTGATTGAATGGCTTTTGGAAAATAAATATATTTACCGTGATAAGAAAAATAAACTTATGCCCTACGCTCAATATAATAATGATTTATTTGAAATTAAAGAGAGCAAGGGTGCTACTAGCTCATGGAAAGGCGCTCAAACACTAGTTACTCCGACAGGTAGAGAAACATTCAATTTGCTTTTAAACGAGTATAAGGCTAGCTAGAAAGGAGTGATAAATGGAATATCAACCAAACGACTTTCTAACAACTGATGAAATTGCAAAATACTACGGTATTTCAAAACCAACAGTTTATAACAGAAAAAGTGATATGAAACTGATTAGTAGATTTCAGCCTGCAATAAAGTTTGGTGGGAGAAGAATAAGATTTAAGGAACTAGAAGAGTTCTTTGCTTATTTCGGAACTCCTGAATGCAGAAACGAACTAAATCGAATTAAGGCTTTGAATCGAAGCAAAAAATAAACGGTATTAGACTTAATAAAGAGGTGCTTATGACCTACACTTACATAGTCAACCCAGAAACGGGTGAAATCCTGTTTGACCTATTCCGCGACTTAATCACACAGAACATACGAGCAATCAAGCTCATTGCTAAGAAATTAAATGCGGTGCTCCGCTAGAAAGGTAGAAAATGCACTATATACCTAAATATTCAAGAGATAGACAAAATAAAAGACAGTCACAAAAATTTGTAACCGTCATTGATAAAGAGAAATTTGCTAAAAGTTTGGGTGAAAACAAACTCATTGTTACTAATTTGCGAGTAGATACTTTAAAAAAAGTAAAGCTTACAGGTAACAAAACGAAAAATAACAATTTTGATGTAATTTACTATTTCAAAGACGGAAAAGTAAATGTACCGATAGCTGTTAGTATCAGTAATGACTTATTTAATATTATGTTTCCACAAAAGAGTTTCAGAGATGAGTTGAAAAAAGAAGCTCCTGATGGTTCAGATATTTTCATTAATATTATCAATGTTGGCACATATCTTCTCAAAACGAATTATTAATTGTAGAAAGGAAGCTAATGGAAACAACAATCATAAACGGGCGCAAAGTTCGAGTGTTGCCAACGACTGTTGGACAAATCTATCATGATTTAATCAAACGAGAAAATCGTGGAGTAGTAGTCTTTGAAACTTGGCAACGTCCAGACGGAAGTCTTTACATGACTTCACGCAAAAAGAATAAACAAGAGCTTGCTGCTGATAAAGCTGCAATGCTACAAGCTTGTATTTCAGATTGGGGATACTAATGGAAAAAGTAACTACGCACTACGGAGAAACTATTCAACAGCACAGCGTTGAGTGGTATAAAAAACAACTTTTAAAAGATTTTTCTGTTCAATTTATCAAAGACTATTTATTGCCTCAGTTATTTGAATGGTCAAATGCATATAAAGCAGCGGTTGAGCTGACAAAATAAAAAAGCCCGCACGGGCATGCGGACTAAGACGTGATAGGTCTTTATATATTTTTATACCTAGATTATATCACGTTTCATCAAAAATCAGAAACGGAGAACATTATGGAATTACAACTTATACCAGTAGATGGAGATGGCCAAAGGGTTGACTTGAATCCATCAGCTATAAAAGATATGGATAATATCACGCTTACAGAATTTTTGGCTCAAGCTAAAGTTATAGCTGACCTTTATAAAAAGGGTGAAACTGAGGTCAAAAAACGTCTTGATGAAGGTCAACTATTTTCACGACTCTCTTATTCAAAACAACAATACACAAGAGTACTTGTAATGGATAACGCTGCTAAAATGGCTTTAATTAGAAAGTATGGGCTTGATAGTGTTGTTCCGCTGACTATTAATCAGTTAGAGAAAAAGTATGGAGAATCTATTTATGAGGATATTCAGCCTTATATTGTTGAAAATCCAAAAGCCCAGTCAATTAAATGGGATGCGTGAGGTGAATTATGGCTATAAAAATAACTAAAGCAACTGATATTAATCGAACTGAAAACTGGAAAGTACTTTTATACGGGAAACCGGGTCTTGGTAAGACAAGTGCAATTAAAGGATTATCTGGAAAAACTTTGGTTCTTGATTTAGACGGATCAAGTCGTGTCCTTGCAGGCTTAAAAAATGTAGATGTCATTTCATTTAATAGAGAAGAACCGATTCAATCAATGAAGGAATTCCTCAACGAGTCAAAGAACTTGATTAATGGCTACAATACCCTAGTAATTGATAATCTCACAGCGTTTGAGAAAGATTGGTTTGTTGCTCGAGGGCTGAATAGTAAGAATGGAATTCGAAATGAAATTCAAGACTATGGAGATTATACAAACTATTTCTTAAGACTTATCTCAAAGATATATTCTCTACCAATCAACATTTATGCTACAGCATGGGAATCTAAAAGAGATGTTGATTTAGAGGATGGAACCAAGCTGACAGAATATATCCCCGATGTTCGCAATCAAGTCTTAAATCAATTACTTGGACTTACTGATGTGGTAGGAAGAATCCAGGTTAACCCAGCAACTCACGGAAGAGGGGCAATACTTGAAGGAAGTGATGGTGTCTATGCAAAGAATCGCTTAGATGATCGCATAGCATGCAAAATCGAAGACTTGTTTAAGTTTGGTCAACAATCAAAACAAGAAAACACAGAAAACGGAGAACAAAAATAATGAAATATAACAGAAACGAAATGAGCGCACTTTCAGGACAACAATTCACAGTGGGAGCGCATCTTGCAACAATTACTGATGTTAAAAATCAACAATCTAAAAATGGCGATCCAATGTTCAAGTTTGATATTGAAGGTAATAATGGAGAAACTGCAAATAATTGGTTTTTGTTTGGTAAACCTTGGTCAGACGGTAACTTGCAAAGAATCCTTGTAAGTATTGAAGATAACAACCAAACCATTGCGCCGATTGATTATGGGCACAACGAACAAACACTTAACTTCTTAAAAAATAAGCGTGTATTTATTTTAGTAAAAGAACGAACTGGGACATATATTGATAAAAACGGAGATGAGAAAGCTGCGACAGGTACTGAAATTAAATCTTTCTTGTCACGACCAGAATTTGCTTCTTTCGGTGGAGGTCAACAAACACAACAAAAAGCTAATGACCAATTTGGTGGGTCACCAATGGAAATTTCAGACGACCAATTGCCATTCTAGCTAAACTAATGCTGGAGGGTGGCGGATGAAAGAAATGTGGTTAAAGCTAGATAATAATTATTCTGTAAGTAATTTAGGAAGAGTAAAATCTTTTCTAAAAAATAGCGGCGGAAATATTTTAAAGCAATCAACGGATAATTATGGTTATAAAAGAGTTGGAATCAAAGGCCAAGACGGAAAATGGAAAATCGTTCAGGTCCATAGATTGGTAGCTAAATTATTTTGTGATGGTCAATTTGAGGGAGCAGTCGTTAACCATCTTGATGAGGATAAAAGCAATAATAACTTCTTGAATTTAAAGTGGTGCACCCTAAAAGAAAATAATAATTACGGCACTGCAATAGAGCGCATGAGGAATAAAAAGTCTCAACCTATTTATTCACTAAACCCAATAAATGGCGAAGTGACTTTCTATAAAAGTATGACTGAAGCAGAGAAACAAGGATATCATAGTGGCCATATCTCCGCATGCTGTAAAGGCAAACAACGTACACATAAAGGTTTGAGTTGGCATAAAATTTAAAATTATGGTGCTGATGCAATGAGCTTAAAACAGGGATAGTTCCAGTCGGTGGTAGCATCCCAGCCATATTTTTTATGAGTATTTAGTGTTTACACATAACCACTCATAGCCAGCTTTTAATTTGAAAAATAAAACTTGAAATAAATATAGAAGAAAGGAGATCGAATGGTTGAAATTAGTTGGATTAAATTGAGCGTTAATATTTTTGATGATGAAAAAATGAAGTTGATTGATGAAATGCCAGAAAATGATGCGATTTTTAGAATATGGGTTTACTTGCTTAGTTTGGCAGGAAAAACAAATGATTCTGGGCTTGTCTATTTAAGTAATCATATTCCATATACTGATGAAATGATTTCTGCTTTGTGTAATAGGCCTGTTTCTACTGTAAGATTGGCTCTTAAAACATTCAGAGATTTTGGTTTAATCGAAATCTACAATGATAATCTCATTAGTATAAGTAACTGGGAAAAGCATCAAAATATTGATGGAATGGATAAAATTCGAGAGCAGAATAGGATAAGAAAGCAGGCACAGCGCGAAAGGCAAGCTTTGTTAAGTGGTCACGTGACGTCACGTGACAGTCACGCAACAGAAGAAGATAAGAATAAGAATAAGAATAAGAAAAAGAATAATAATACTATGTCAGATAAATCTGACGATGTTATTCCATATTCTCAAATCATTTCTTACTTGAATGAAAAAACAGGGCGAAGTTTTAGAACCACTGAAGCTCACAAACGCTTTATCAAAGCAAGGTGGAATGAGGATTATAAACTAGATGACTTTAAGAGGGTCGTTGATAATAAAGTTGCTGACTGGACAGGTAAAACAATAAACGGGCAACCAGCAGAAAAATACTTACAACCTTCAACGCTGTTTGGAACGAAGTTTGATAATTACCTTAACCAGGCACCAATGCACCAAGAACAAGCACAGCCTTATGATGATCTTGGACTGCCATTTTAGGAGGAAGATATGGAAAGTATCGGAGATGTCATTGGCAAATTTATTGATATGAATAGGTTTAGATCAATGGCGAATGATGTAATCACTCATCCAGAAATCGAAAAATTTATTTCAGATAATAACATGACTGGCGATGAAGTTTCAAAAAGTTATTCTAAATTCTACGAATATCTTAAAGAGAAAAATAAATTTGATAATAACGAAAAAACAGCAATGAATGGGCATGAACCTTTTTTGATTATGAACTGTGGTTATGCCGATGTTGTCTATCGTGAGACTGAAGAAGTGATTAAACGTAGGAAAAAAGCTGAGTTTGTCAAAAGGCTTAATCGCAATAGCATTGTGAGAGATATGACAATAAAAAAGGCAAGTTTTGAAAATTTTAATGCAGTAACTGACGAAGAAAAGAGAGCTTTGGCGTTCGCAAAAGAAGTATCTGAATATTATTATACTGGCGGTGAGGGGAATACTGTAGTAAGTGGACCAGCCGGAACAGGGAAAAGTCACCTAGCCATGAGCATCTTAAAAGATTGTTTACAGCATACTGATTTAACCGTTATTTTTGCAAGTTGGTCAGAAGTTCTTCACTTAATCAAAGATAGTTTTGATAATAAAGACAGCTTTTATTCAACTGAATACTTCATGGAAGTTTTTAGAAATACTGACTTATTGGTTATTGATGATATTGGAAGCGAAAAAATAACAGAATGGTCTATGTCTTTACTGACTGAAGTTTTGGATGCAAGGACTAAGACTATTATTACTACTAACCTAAAAAGTGACGAAATAAGAAAAAAATATCATAACAGGACATATAGCCGTTTGTTTAGAGGTATTGGGAAAAAAGCATTCAATTTTGAAAACATTAAAGATAAGCGTGTTAGTCAATTGCCATTCTAGGAGAAGCAATGAAAACAATAATCATTGAGCAGTGGGAAAACGAACATTACCCACTTGGAAGAATTAAAAAGCAGAAGCTGGCAGAGAAATCTGAACATGAGATTATTTTTATTCTTAATCGTATGGCTCAGATGCCTGCAATTGCTAGATTTGGAGAAGCAAGTGAAGTTTGAATTTAACTTTCTCAGAAAAGAAATGATAAATGAGAATGATAACAAGGGTACAACTTATGGTTCAAGAATTGCAGCCAATAACACCAAACAGCGTTTAAGACGGATTGCGTGCCGAACAGCTCACGAATGGTTAGACCAGTCAGATGAAGTATTTGAGCAATTCCATGAAAAGCACCGTTGTGATGTGTTCGTTGTTATTTATCCACCTAAACGCTTTAAATATGATCCACCAAATTATGAACCAACTTCTAAAGCATTAATTGATGGACTAACAGATGCTGGAATTTGGAATGATGACAATTACAACGTTATTCGCAGAACAAGTTTTGAACATGGCGGGCTTTCTGGGGATACAAAGATGTGGAAAGTTGAGTTAGTAGTGAAAGAACTGACAGAATAGCTCTAATTCATGAAAATTACGGTTACATTGAGCGCTTAAACTGTTTCATGGATAATTTATCACGAACTGGCTAAAGGCGCTTAGAAGCTAAAATATGAGGTATAAGTTATGGGGTATTACGACACAAGAAATGAAGCTAGGCGGATCAGCAAGCTTGCTAGTCAAAATATATCGAGTGAGCAAACCAAAAAAGAATTTGAATTAGATAGTCAGAATAAATTCAATCAGGAAATGCAAGCTGAGTTTCACGAAAAAATTAAAGAATTAGGAAAAACAAACAATGAATAAAAAATTAATCACAACAGCGGTAGTCGCAGCAGGAATCTTTGGTTCAGCAACTTTTGGAGCTTATGCGGCTAATGCATGGGCAGGGCATCAAAATATGGTCGCTGTGCAACAGAATATCTCTATCTTGAAACAACGCTTGCTAGACCGAAACGAACAGCTTAAACAGGCTAATAATAGCTCACAGCAATATTCCGACCAACTGAATCAATTGAACAACCAAATTAACCAGTTGAAAGACCAAATCAATCAAGACAACTCAAACTTGCAAAATCAAGCTGCTGGATATCAAAATCAACTGAACGCACTTAATCAGCAAAAAGAAGAAGTTGCTAGACAATTAAATCAAGCGAACCAAGATAAGGCGAACATGGTGCAACAAGTCAATGGCTTGAACTCAAAGCTAGTTGCTGCTCAACAAAAGACTGGCGAGTTATCTCAGGCAGTTACTGATGCGCAACAGACTAAAGATTTATCAGACGATGCTGTCAATGCGACGAAGTGAGGGATGAAATGACAAATTTATTTGATGAAACAGTCACTGTTTTAGAAATCCACAATAAAACAATTGCTGATATTGAGTATATCGGCAGTCCAGAGACAAAAATTAATACAAATAAAGCGCTCGAATTGATGAAAAAAACGAATTATCATAGCGGTTATGGCGGTCAAGAAATAGCAGAAAACCTAATGATTAAAGGGAATGGTTTCATCATGACACGAGGGGAATATGATGGCTCTGAATGGTGGGATTATATGCAAACAGACCCGTCTTTACCGCAAGTAGAGAGAGATGTTAAAAGTTTTAAAGCAAACATAGGTTGGGACAGCTTAGAGGAAATTAACGGCTTGGAGGACACGAAAAATGACTAAAACATTTGAAAAAGATTTAAATGAGAAATTAAATTCAGAGAAAGTACCAATGTATATCACTCAAAAGGGATGTTCGCTTACGAGAAAAACATTTATCGAAACGAATTGGATTTTTGATAATTATAAAAACTGGCACTCTGATGAAGAATTTCAGGAGTTATTGGATAAATATAGTCATCTCAATGATAACTATGAAAAAGAAGTAATCACAAGTTCTAAACTGGAATCGCAAATCATTGATTTAAAATCCCAACTCCAACAGCAAGCCCTGACAAAAACAGTCGAAGATTTTCAAGGAGAATTAGAAGATTTGATTGACGATATTCTTGATGATTATATTTCTGATCTTCCGTTTGACGGTAAAAAATATAAATTTATTGAGAAGTATGCACCACAAGCCCTGCCAGTCGTGCCTGAGTGTGTGGCGGAATGGATTGAATGTGTAAAAGGAAAAAATAATAATGCGTTAGCTTTACTAGATGATGATAATATGCCAGACGATGTGAATGAGTGGCTTTTCTTTCAAAGAAATGATGACAATATCAACTTGATTCTTCGTGCATGGCTAGACGGCTATACAGTCGAAAAACCGCAGCTGTTCTATATAGAATTACCAAACGTTTATGGATCAAGCGATTCAGTATTCGTTTCAAAAGTCGAAAACGGAACAATATTAGAATTTACAAAAGGAAAAAATTACGCTTTAGCATTTACTGAACAAGAAATCAAGTCAATTGATGAGCGTTACTGGCAGTTTTCTGTGCCTGTGGAGGATAAAAATGACAAGAAATTTTAAATTACTAAACAAAAATGCAACTAAACCAGACCGAGCGACTGAACATAGTGCTGGTTACGACATTTCAGCAAGCGAAACAATTACAATTGAACCTGATGAAATTAAAATGGTAAGCACAGGCCTAGCCGTTCAGCTTGGACATGATGAAGTGCTGAAATTATACGATCGCTCAAGTAATCCTGTTAAGCGTGGTATTCAACTGATTAATTCTGTCGGAATTATCGATTCAGATTATTATCCTAATGAATTCAAAGGCTTGTTTATGAACATCTCAAAAGAGCCTGTAACGATTTCTAAGGGGCAAAGAATTATGCAAGGGGTATTTGTTAAATACCTTACAACAGACGATGACAACGCAAACGGAGAGCGTACAGGCGGATTTGGTAGCACTGGGGAGGTGTGAATGACCGACAAACAAATATCGCTGGTCAATGACTGGTGGGGAGGGATTGAATGAAAGTAAGAAATGATGTTGCAGATTGGCTAGAATCAAATGATGAACAGACTTTATGTGATGATTTTTTGACAGAAGAACACGAATTTGACAACTATCTAGGAAAACTTGCTTTAAGTTTAGGATACAAATTTGTAACTGATTTTATTGTTGATTTAAAGCGAAATGGATTTGTACGAGAAAGCCAGACGAATACTGGTATGAGGATAATTAAATGAAACTAATGTGTAAGCTGTTCGGGCATAAGTGGACATTTGAAGATAGAAAACTACTTCTACTGCCATATGGAAAGCATCACTGTGAGCGTTGCGGATTGCTATATAAATATAACGAATCAGAGCCTGATACATACGTTAAATGGCTTGATAAACACATGGATTGAGGTGGAGATGAAAAAATTTGAATTATATAGCGCAGAATTCGTTAGCAAATATAGAAAACCTAAGTGTGTAATGAGTATTATTGAAGCTAATAGTTTAGCAGATTTAATTCAAGACATAGAAAGTAATGCAGGGTGGTATACTGCTGACAACAGAGCTTTCAAAGTTGCCTATATCGAGGAGGTCGTGGAATGAGACGAAGAAAAGCTGTTATGGTTAATGTTTATGGCGGAGATAGAGAGAAAATTGATTCTTATGTTTCTCATTATGGATATGTTAACATTCCACGATTTAAGCACAAGAAAAAGCCCATCTCAATGATTAAGGCTTTGGATGTGAGGGATAGTATTAATTATCGAAAAAAATTATGGGCAATACAAGAAAGAAGTAATAATCATTTTCCTGAAAACACAGCTCTTCTATTCGAAGCAGGTGGCGGAACTATAGGAAAAGTTTCCGTTACTAATTTAGAAACAGGAGAAAAAAGGTGGATATGAAAGATAAGGTTATCAAAGGACTAATAAGAGCAACTTGTTTATTTATCTTTTACTTAATTTTTTGCTACATTTTCTTTATTTCTTGATTATGTTTGTCTATTTTTAGAGGGATGATTAAACGCAAAAAAAGCCCAAATCAAAGATATGGGCTTTGAGGGATAACAAATTAACGTGATGATATGTCCATGCAAGATGAACACGGTCTAATTTGAAGTGATGGATAAGTTCTACGAGTGTATTCCATTGCTTCGATATCATTTTCAAAATCCCCATCAATAAGATATGAATCATTAACTTTTGGGCGATTAGGGCAAGTTCCTTTGTGTACTTCATGATAATCACTGAAGTCACCACTTTTATCTACGACATAGCTCATGAGTTAGTCCTCCTTCAAATAGTTTGTATTGGTTGTACAATTTTATTTTAAAACTATTGCTAACCAAGTACAAGCAATATGATTTAAATAAAAGGAAATATAAAAAAGCCCAAGCTGACCTAGCTTGAGCGATTGTTGTAAAAATTATTAGTTACTATTGAATGGTCACATTCATTATACCACTGATTAATTTATAACTATAAAATTTGATTTATTAAAAAATCTTTAACTATAACAAAAAAACCCGAACTGACCAAGTTCGAGTTATATGTTCTAGGTTTAAATTTTATTCTTAAAATTTAGGTCTACTACATTATACCATAATAAAAATAAGTTATAACAAAAAAGCTCGAGTTGACCAAGCTCGAGCGAAATACGAATTTACAACTTATTATTTATTTTCGGTCAGTTATATTATATCACATACTGAGCTAGGAACTCGTTAAACTCAACTGGAGGAGAAAATGATAACAGCAATTGTACAGATAATGACATCTATCTCAATAATAATTTTATTGGTTCTTATAGTTTTTACCAATAAACGTCTGGCTCAATTAGAAGTTAAAATAGAACGCTGTAGAGATTTGTACAACGGAATAAATTTAGGCCCACTTCGTTTTAAAATTCGTGATATCGAAGAAAGCATCAAAGCTTTATATAAATATAAAGTATTATTTAAGCGTGAATGGCGGGGTGGAACCAGCGAACTTAAAGAAGAATATTTCTTTACCAAAAAACAAGCAGATGAGTTTATTGATTCTAACGACCTTATAGAAGTAGTGATTATAAGATTAGAGGATAAGGAAACTGAAATAGTTAAATAAACAAAAAAAGCCCGCTGGGAACGGGCTTCGGCAACTGAATTTCTAACTTAATTATACCACAAAAGGAGAATTTGATGAATGACAGATAAGTTAGATAGAATTATTGGAGATTACGTTAATGGCAGACTTGAAGCCAGAATAAAATCAATTGAAAGCAGATATCTTTATAAGCAAAAAGTAGATAACTTAGGCATTCGTACAGCTTATTCTGGTGGTTCTGAACCTGAAAGTCATGTCTTGAATAAAGAATCACTTGAAAATGATGAGGAATTAATCAGATTAAGAGAATTGATAAGACAAATAGATATCTGGTATCTACCTTTGATTCAAGTCGAAAAAGAGGTAATAAGACTAAAATGTGAAGGGTATAATGGCAGATACTGGTATCAAGTAATGCAAGAATTGGATGTGCAAGGATTTGAAGTTCCACAGAAGAAAGCTAAAGCTGCTTACTATAAATTTAGAAATGACATCTACTCTTTTGTTATTCACTTGATTTGAGAGGGACAAAATAGACAAAAAAAGAATCGAAATTGCCTAAAAACGGTACCTCAACCCTTGTTTTTGCTGATATACTTGTATCATGAAGTAAAAGGCAAAAGCACAAATATCATAAGTATCGGTTTGAATTTGCTTCATAAGCTTGTCAGGGTTCGACTCCCTGACTTGCTATTTTATTATAGGTTGTCCACTGGGCAGCCTTTTATTGTTGGATCCACAAATAAGATGGGAGGGAGGTATGAAACTTACCGAAAAACAGAAGAAGTTTGCAGATTATTACATAGAGTTAGGAAATGCAACGCAAGCAGCCATTAAAGCAGGTTATAGCAAGAAAACAGCTAATAGAATCGGTCCTGAAAACTTGTCAAAACTTGTAATTAAAAAATACATCGACGAACGAATGGAACTGCTCGCTTCTGAGCGTATTATGAGCGCTCAGGAGATACTTGAAAGGCTTACTAAGATTGCTAAGGCAGATATTACTGAAACGGTTATTATTAGCGGTATAGATGGTATGGAAGAAGTTGAGAAACCTCCTGACTTTAAGGTTCAAATACAAGCAATGAAGGAACTTCTTAAACGTTACCCAGGTAATGACAAGATACTTGAACAGCAACTTAGAAAGCTTACAGCTGATGCTACAACTTCAGAAGCTAAAGCAAAAATTCTTACGAATGCGGCCGATAAACTTGAGGGCAATTTCAAAAATAATGAATTGCTTCAAGCGCTTATTGATGTCCCAGTTGTTGAGAGGGAAGAAGGTGATTTATCATGATCTCTTTCAGCCCGAAGCAAGCAGAGAACATCAAAGCTGACATCACTGGAATTGAGTTTGAAATGAATGAGGGAACAATTCGTTCAGGTAAAACAAACAGCGATATCTTTAAAATGGCTCAAATCTATGCAAAGTCGCCTGATCGTGACCATTTAGTTCTTGCTTACAATCAAGAACAAGCTTACCGCATGTTTATTGATGGTGAGGGATTCGGTTTAATGTACATCTTTGCTGACAACTCAGAAATCAAGCACAATGAAGACGGAGACCATCTTAGCATTACTTTCCCTGGAGGGGTTGAGAAAAGAATATTTTATAAAGGTGGGGGTAAAGTTAATGCAGTTGGTTCTATTACAGGGATGTCATTTGGAACTGTTGCTTTTCTTGAGTTTAATTTGCTTAATAAAGAAGTTATAGCTGAATCTTTTAGACGGACGCTAGCAAGTAAGTTGAGATTCCATCTTGGAGAGCAGAATCCACCAGCTCCCAATCATCCTAATCTTGAGTTATTAAATCAGTTTGAAAAGACTGGCACTTACCGATTTAGACATTGGAGACCGACTGACAATCCTATTCTTACCGGTCAACGTTTGAAAATGTGGGAAGAACAATCTAAAACATCAGACTATCTTTATAAGCGTGACTGGCTAGGACAACGAGTGATGCCGGAAGGTGTTATCTATTCAATGTTTGATGAAGATAAACATATGACCAACCAACTAAAAGGTCGAGTCATTGAAACATTCTTCACAGCCGATGGTGGTCAAGCCGATGCGACGACTTGTGCATTCAATGTGGTGACCTTTCATGAAGGGCAATATTATTTGTACCGCATGGCAAATTACTATCACAGCGGAACAGATACAGGGCAGACTAAAGCAATGTCAGTTTATGCTAAGGAAATAAAACAATTTGTATCTTGGTGCTATGATAAATGGCAAGATATGCCACACTGGAATCATTTCTTTGTTGACCCTGCTTGTAAGACTTTAAGAGAAGAACTTAATTTAATTGGTATTTCAACAGATAAAGCAAATAACAACAGCAGGGATAAAGTTTCAAGTAATGGTTTGAAAATAGAAGTTGGTATCGAAAGAGTACAGAATGCTTTTGAAAAAGGGATTCTTTTTTTGTATTCGTTAGATGGGAAATATGATCACTATAACTTAATAAAAGAAATAGGTTTATATATAAGAACTCCTAACGGATTACCAGTAGATAAAAATAACCATGCATGCGATGAACTACGCTATGCGGTCAATTATTTCACTGTAGAATACTTAATTTAGGAGGTGGCCAGTGTTTGATTGGTTTAAAAATATGATAAGAAAAGGGGGCGCAAAGGTAGGAATGGTTGAGTCATTAAATAATATTACAGATCATCCGAAAATTTCAGTTGATTCGGCTGAATATCTTCGCATCCAAGAAAACAAAAAAATCTATAAAAATATATTTGAGCAAGTTGAGTACTTAAATAGTGAAGGTAATTATGTTAAAAGAAACTTCCATTCGTTGAATGTATCGAAGGTTGTTTCTCACAAATTGGCCAAGCTTGTTTTTAACGATGGTTGTTCGATAAGTATTGATAATAAAGATGCTGACGGATTTTTACAAGAAGTTTTTAATAACAATAAATTTCGTAAGAATTTCGGGGAAGAATTAGAAGCAGGCTATGCAATTGGCGGTCTTGTGCTTCGTCCTTATTATGATGAAGCAAACAAGACAATTAAAATTGCTTATTGCCGGGCTGATACTTTTTATCCATTAGAATCTAATACAAATGATATTAGTGAAGCAGCAATTGCAACCGTCACTCAAGTCTCTGAAGGTAAGAAAAATTTTCGTTATACCTTGTTAGAGTTTCACGAGTGGGAGGATGGAAAATATTTTATTCGCAATGAACTATATCGTTCAGAAAATGAACAGGAAGTCGGAATTAGAGTACCTCTTAATTCATTAGCTAAGTATGAAATGCTTGAAGATGAAGTAGAAATGAAAGGATTTAGTCGTCCTATTTTTGTTTATATCAAACTCGCTGGCAAGAACAACATTGATGTTTCTAGCCCTCTCAGTCTTGGAATTATCGACAATGCCAAGCGTCAACTGCTTGATATAAATGATAAATATGACCAATTCATGAGGGAAATCGAAGAAGCAGGGCGCAAAATATTGGCATCAGATGACTTTTTCAAAGTGCGATATAACGAAGAAGGAATGCCAATTAAACGATTTGATTCTAAGACTGGAGTATTTCAAAGAATGCGCTCAGATGAGCCATTTATTGATGAGTTTGCTCCTTCTTTGAGGTCTAGTGAGTTTATTGCGTCAATCAATTTCATTTTACGAATTATAGAGCTTGAAACTGGTTTTAGTTCTGGAACATTTTCATTTGATGGACAGTCAGTCAAAACAGCAACTGAAATTATCAGCGAAAACTCTGAAACTTTCTCAACTCGTTCGGATAATGTTTTGATTGTTGAAGAAGCTTTGAAAGAATTAGTAATTACTATATTTGAGCTTGCTGATTCTTACGATTTGTTTAGCTTACCTAAAGAATATGGCATTAACATTGATTTCGATGACGGAGTTTTCGAGTCACAAGATGCTAAAGCTGATTACTATGGGAAATTAACGACCTTGCAATTAACATCTCGCAAACGAGCTATTCAAAAAGTTCTTGGAGTGACTGAAACTGAAGCAAATACAATCATGAAAGAAATCCAAAATGAAGCAGAAGGCTTAGATACCGAAACGATTGAAGAAAATAAGCTTGATAGCGGAAGTGATGTGCCAGGCTTTGATTAAAGGAGGTGATTTAATTGGCTGTTACACCTTATCAATTAGACTTGTGGAGCAGTAACGTGTCTAGCCTTTATCAATCACTAGAAGGCGAAATATTGCGTCTAATAATCAAAAGATTAAACAACGGCTCAAGTAACATCGCTGACTGGCAACTTCAAAAGCTAAGAGAACTTCATTTATTTAATTCTGAAACTGCTGAAATGATTTCTAAAATAACAGGAATATCGGAAAAGAATATCAAGCAAATGTTCAATGATTTAGGCAATTCAACAATTGAAGATATTGACACTTTAGTTGCTTCAGGGCTTCATTTAACACCTTTACCAAGCAATATTGATGAAGTAATGAGAGCTTATTATAACCAAGCTTGGGGTGATTTGAATAACTATGTTAATCAGACGCTTCTTTCAACTAATTATGGTTATGGCTCAATATTATCTCGACTTTATACTGATATCGTTAATAAAACAGCCGCTGCTTTTAATACTGGAATCTTTACTTTTGAGGAAGCCTTAGAGCGAACGGTTAGGCAATGGGCTCAACAAGGTATTAAATCAACTTTTATTGATAAAGGAGGGCATACTTGGTCTATTGAACGCTATGTCAGGACTGTTTTAAAGTCCACAATGGGAAATACTTACAACGAACTTAGAACTTCAAGAATGAGTGAATATGGAGTAAATACAGTAGTAGTTACAAGCCATATGGGCTCAAGGTTAGCTTGTTCACGTATTCAAGGGCATGTAGTAGATTTAAGGCAAAATGTTCCTGATAATGCTGAGTATAAGAGTATTTATGACCCGTATTGGAAAGCCGATTATGGAGAAGCAGGAGGTCATCGTGGCGTTAACTGCCGTCATGCATGGATTCCTTTTATACCTGGAGTAAATACAAATAATCAACCGCTATTTGATAAAGCTGAAAATGATAAAGTTGCAGCACTACAAAAGCGGCAAAGAGAGCTTGAACGAAGAATAATAAAGTTCAAAAAAAATAAAATGGTTTCGGAAGCTATGGGAAATAAAGAAGGTGTTCAATCATGGCAAAGAAGTATTACAGCAACTCAAAAAGCAATTAGACAGATTGTCGATAGCAATGAATATTTATCAAGGAATTATAAGCGTGAGAAGGTTTATACTCCTTTAAATATTTTATTGAAAGATTTTAATTATAAAAATTAAGCGTTTGTTACTGACAGGCGCTTTTCTTATGCCCTTAGTGGAAAACAAGCGTTTATTCCTTTTTCGTTTAGTTTGTAGGTTCGACTCCTGCACAGGGCTTAGCTCGCCTAGCTATAAAAGGCAAACAAATCCAAAGCGGGAAGTGTCCGCTATAAAAGACTATGGAGGGAAAGCAATGGATATTAAAGCCATTATCGCAAAGCACACAAAAGAAGATGGAAGTTTTGATTCTGAAGCATTTGCTACAGAAATTAATGCAACTATTCCAAAAGAATTTGTGAGCAAAGAACAATACAGCAAGAAAACGGAAGAAATTGAACAACTCACTACTGACTTAGAGAGCGCTCAAAAATCAAATCTAAGTACAGAAGAGCTTCAAAAACAACTTGAAAAAGCTGTTAATGATGCTAAAGAACGTGAAACTCAATTTAATGCTGACCTTGCTAGTATGCAAAAAACAAATGCAGTAAAACTCGCTTTGAAAGACTCAGGCACTGTGAACAGTGATTTGTTATTTGGTCAAGTCAACATGGATAACGTCATTATTCAAGATGATGGCAAAATTTCAGGACTTGATGACCAAGTAACAACATTCAAAGAATCAATGCCTTATTTGTTTCAAGAAGCAACAGGAACTGCAAAACCAACCATTGTGGCTGGCGGTAATCCAAATAGTGGTGGCGCTGGTGAAAAAACTTTGGTTCAAAAAATTCAAGAAAGATTAGGTGAATAAATATGCCAGTAGTATTAGACTCAAAAGACTTAGCAACAATTGACAAAGAATTCAAAGCAGAATCTCAAGTTTGGGATATTCTGACTCAAGGTGCAAAATCTATTACATCAGCTGACTTTGTTGGTGCGAAAGAAGTTCGTATTAATAAAATGTCAGGATTTATGGATGCAACAAACTATAAACGTAACGGGGAAAATTCTCGTAATCAAATCAGTATCGAAAAAGAAACAGTCAAGTTGACCCATGAAGATTGGTTTGGTTATGATGTTGACCAATTAGATCAATCAGAATCAGCCGCTTTGACAATTAACAACATTGTTACCGAGCACAAACGTTTAATTACAGTACCGCATCGTGATAAAGTTGCTATTCAAGCCCTTTATGATAATGCCAACAAAAAAGTTGAAGAAACTTTAACAAAAGATACTATTCTTGATGCTTATGATGCAGCAGAAGAATACATGACAGACAATGAAATCCCTGGTGGTTACGTGATGTTTGTATCTGCTGCAACTTATCGAATGCTCAAAAACGCTTCTGGTGTTTCAAAAACATTTACAACTAACGAGTCATCAATTAACGGAATTAATCGTACCGTGGCGCAAATTGACGGTGGTGTGCCTATTGTAAAAGTAGCTAAGAGTCGCTTTTCTGGCACTGGTGCTGATGATGCAGCACTTAATTTGAACTTTATCGTTACTCCACTGACTGCTGTTGCGCCAATTGTTAAATTTGGTACGGTTGATACTGTTCCAGCTTCTCAAGACCGTGGTGGTTACCGTGATACAATCAAAGGCTTGGATTATTACGATGCAATCGTATTTGAAAATGCCAAAGACGCTATCTATGTTTCAGAAATCCCAAAAGCATAGCCCCTGCTGGAGTGACGTTGAATAAAACAACGCTATCTCTCGCAGTTGGGGCAAATGAAACACTGACAGCTACTGTTGTGCCTGCTGATGCAACTGACAAATCAGTAACTTATAGTTCTGAGGATTCAACAATCGCTACTGTAACGCCAGTTCAAGGTAAAGTAGTCGGAGTTAAAGGTGGGACAACAAACGTCACAGTTGCTACAGCGAATGGCAAAACTGCTACTTGTGCGGTAACAGTTACAGAACCGTAAAAAAGAGGAGCAAAGACTCCTCTTTTATTTTTAAGGAGGTAAACAATGGCTTATTTAACGTTTGATGAATACACCAACTTTGGATATAAAGCTGTTACTTCTGATGAATTTGACCGTTTAGTTGTTCGAGCTTCTGATGTTGTTGATGTTTATTCTCGACAATTTTATAAATTTCATGACCTAAATACTGATGTAGATTTTAGGAAGAACCAATTTAAAAAAGCTATTGCAGTTCAACTCGAATATATGGCAACAATTGGGGTTATTTCAACCGCTGAAATCAACAGTCCTACATCTTGGTCATTAGATGGAATAAGTGTCTCAAACGGCAATAATAAGCTTACTGATGATGGAACTTCTATTTCATTAATCTCACAGGATGCTTTAGAAATGTTGAGTGAAACAGGTTTGCTTTATCGTGGGGTATGCTCATGAGTTACTATCAATTACCACCCAAAAGCGCCTTTCCTCATACTATCGAGTATAAGAATAAATCTGGTGAAGATAACTACCATAAGCCAATTTATGACCCATCAAAAACACTTGAAAACGTTTGGTTTAATCTAGCATCAACTTTTTCTCGTGGTGGCAATAATTCCACTGAGAAAGCTCCTAATTCATCAATTACTTTAGTTGATAGATACTGCAGTTCATTGCCTAATTTCACTAATGATTCTCTAGTTGTTTTTGAAGGCAAGGAGTACAAAATAGTTTTTGTTAAAGAACTCATCCTGAATGGAGAATCAATTGGCTGGCGATTGGAGGTGGTTTAATGGCTATTAAGGTTGATTTAAAGGGAGTAAACCAGAAGCTATCAAAAGCCAATTTAGACCGTGGACTTTATGCCATGACGAATCAAGCAATGGCAGACATGAACCCTTTTGTACCCTTTAAAGAAGGAGATTTGAGACAAGAAGTTCATACATCTAAAAACGGCGTGACCTATGAATCAAAGTATGCCAAGAGACAATTCTATCTTCAAGGAAGGAAATACTCGACTCCTGGAACTGGTCCTCGATGGGATTTAAAAGCTAAAGCAAAATTTAAAGGTTCTTTGCCAAGAGCATTTAAGAAAGGAGCAGGTATTTAATGGATTTTATAGACCGTCTTTGTGATAGTGTTAATTCTATTCAAAATTTGCCCATTAATTGTTCGCTTGGATATTTGTTGTCCACAGAATGCCTTGTGCTTTATCCTCTTCCAGGGGGTCAAGTTGAAAGAGAATTTTATGATGGCATCAAAGACCAAGTGTTAAATTATGAGTTTTCAATGAAGTCGCAAGACCAGCAAGCAATTCAAAGGACACTTTGGTTAATTCAATCTCATTTAGAAGAGCTCTCATCGCTAAATAGTGATGATGGCTCTTTTGATTTTGGAGAAATAAAAATTTCAAATAAGCCCTATATTAATAACGAAGATGAGCAAGGTTACTACATTTTCATACTTGATATACAGGCTGCAATTACAACATTTCCACGAAAGGATAAATAAATGACAAGATTAAAAAACGCACTGCGAGGTCACTTTATTGCACCAGTTCCAACTACTGGAGCAGAACCAGCAGATGATGATTACTTAGAACTCGCAAAATGGATTTCGGGAGTCACTGATGATACAGACGAAGAAACTGATGATACAGGGTTCTACGATGGCGATGGTACGAAAGAAACAACAGTAACTGGGGTTTCTGGAGCTTATACATTCGAGGGATTCTATGATTCAGAAGACCCAGCACAAGCTTTAGTGGCAGCTAAAAAATATAAAATTGGAGACGAACGTAAGGTATGGCATAAAGTTGTATCTGCAGATGGTAAGAAACAATGGACAGGATTAGCAACAATTTCAGATATTAAAGCTGGCGATGGAGATGCGACAGACTATGAAGCCTTTGGTTGCAAACTTACATTCAATCAACTTCCAAAAGAAAAAGTATTAACACCCTGATGCTCCCCAGATGGTAACTGGGGTTATTAATTCAGACGGCTCTGTAAAATTAGATTGGGATGCAGTTCTTAAAGCGAAAGCATATTTGATTCATTATGCGGATGCGAATAAAACTGATCCACATGATGCAAAATACATGGGCTATACTGAAACTAACTCATGGACATTAGCAACCGCAAATGTTCCAACACTCGTAACTGGAGATAAGATTTATTTATATGTCCAAACTTATAACGTAGTTGCACCAAGTGGAACAACAGAAGTTGAAAAAGCTGCAGCTTTACACGATGCAGATAACATTACTGGTTCAGTTTGGAGTACACCAACAATTTTGACTAAAAACTAATTAAGAAGGCTAGGAGCATATTTCCTAGCCTTTATTTTTTAAGGAGAAAACATGAAACCAATTCAATTACGTAGCAATTTTATCGAAGTAGATTTTAAAGATGCTGATGGGAATGTTGCTTTTACAATTCGATTTGACCGAAAAGACGAAAACATTGAGCGTTTGTTGAATTTTGAGAAAGAATTTGAAGAACTCAATAAAGATTTTAACGAAGAAAATGCAACGCTGGAAGAAAAGAAAACATACGTCAAAACAGTTGTTGATTCATTTTTGGAACCAGGTTCTTTTGAAAAACTCTATACTTCAAATCCTTCACTTGAAATTGTGATGGTTTATTTATTTCAAATTATTATCGGAATCAAAGAAGAACTCGAAGCAGAAGACCTTAAAGCTTTGGAAAATAAATATCTGAAATAAGGAGACGATTATGTTTTCTCTTTATGAAGAATTAAATGATGAACACGATGTAAATGGTACAAAATATCCAATAAACGTGTCATTTGACAACATTCTCAACTTGATTGACATGTTAAAAGAGAAAAAACTATCTGACAGATTAAAACTAGATTTCGCTATTAGGATGCTATTTGGCAAAGATACAGAGTTAGTTAAATTGAGCGGAGAAGAACAGCTTGAAATATTTAATTGTATTTTTGAAAAATACGTTATGCAAGGTCAAGTTGAAAAAACTGTAAAGTATGACCGAAAGGGCAACGAAATGCCTAGTTATGAAGCTGATATTAAGCAAAACTATTCTCTTAAATACGATGCTGAATATATTTATGCTTCATTTGTTCAAGCTTATGGTATTGATTTAATCGAGTATCAAGGTAAGCTTCATTGGTTCAAGTTCAAAGCTTTGCTTGGAGGTCTTCCTGAAGAAACGAAGTTCAGACAAGTTCTTGCAATTAGAACGTGGGAAAAACCTTCTAGTGAGAAAAATGCTCATGAAAAAGAGATGAAGAAATTGCAAGAAATCTATGCTCTGCCAGAAGATGAAGAAGAAAGTGAGGTGGATTAATGGCTGATGGAACAATTACTATTGACATCATAATGGATGATGGTTCAGTCAAAAAAGGTCTTGCTAGTATTAATGGGCTTGAAGGAGCAACTAACAAAGCAGGCACAAGCATTAAATCAATGGTTGCTGCTATGGGCCTTGTTAAAATCGCAAGTGCTGCTTTTGATGTTCTTAAAAGTTCTGTTGGAGATGCTGTTTCTCGTTTCGACACCATGCAAAAATTCCCAAAAGTTATGCAAGCTTTGGGATTTAGTGCAGGAGATTCTACAAAATCAATAAAAAAACTTTCTGATGGGATTGAAGGACTTCCAACAAAACTGGATGATGTCGTTTCTCAAACTCAACAATTAACCTCTATTACTGGCGATTTAAATAAATCAACTGATACTGTTTTAGCCCTTAATAATGCGTTTCTAGCAAGTGGTGCTAGTACTGAAGATGCAAATCGTGGAATGATTCAGTATAATCAAATGCTTGCAAAAGGAACCGTTGACATGCAGTCTTGGAGGAGCTTGCAGGAAACAATGCCTTTAGGATTGCAAAAGACGGCTGAAGCGATGGGTTTTACTGGTAAAACTGCGCAACAAGATTTATATGCCGCTTTACAAGATGGTAAGGTTACGTTCGACCAATTCAATGACCAATTAATTAAATTAGGTACAGGTACAGGTCAGTTAGCTACTTTAGCTAAACAAAATAGTTCAGGTATTGCGACTTCCTTCGGAAACTTGCGAAATGCCGTTTCAAAAGGTATGGCAAATACTTTAACTGCAATTGATAAAGTTGTTCAAGCACTGACGGGAAAATCAATTGCTCAAAATATTGATAGCTTAAAAGGTATCATTAATTCTGCTTTTGGTTCAATAAACAAATCAATTGAAGGGTCAGTCGGCTTTTTTAATAGTTTAAAAACTAATGTTACAAAAGTTTTCGGAGATATTCAAAAAGCTATTGCTGGTTCGAGTATTGGAGAAGCGATTAATATACTCAAAAGTGACTTCTCTGATTTCATTAAATCATTCAATTTCAATGGGTTGTCGGGAGCTTTTGATTCAATTGGAACTACAATAAGCACCTTGTTTAAATCAATAGATTTTTCAGGATTAGCAGCTAGTTTTGGAGCGGCTTTGATTGGACTTCAACAACCCTTAACACAATATGGTTCGACACTAGCAAATTATTGGAAAACAATTTTTGCGAAACTTGGACCAATAGTTTCAAGTACTTTAGGTACTGTCTTAACGCAAATTCCAGCACTATTTCAGGCTTTAGTTAGTGCTGTTGATCCAATAATTACTCAAATATCTAGCATGATTTCTAAATTAGATTTCAGCGGAATCCAAGCAGTCCTTCAAGCGATAATCCCAGCAGTTGTTAGCGGATTTCAAACAATGATGGCTATTGTTGGTCCATCAATCCAACAAGTCATTACATCATTCGGAAATCTATGGAATGCAATTCAGCCTTTACTTACAGTTTTAGCTGGTGCATTAATGCCAGCGTTTCAAGTCATTGGCTCGTTTTTAGGTGGAGTATTCAAAGGTATTCTTGATGGAGTTTCGTTCGCCTTTGATGCAATAAAGGTAGTAGTTGAAATATTAACTCCAGTAATTTCTTTCTTGGTAGATGTTTTCAAGGCATGTGCCCCAGCATTAAGTACAGTTGGGCAATGGGTAGGTTATGTAATAGGTATGTTCTCTAGTTTAGGAGGTTCTGGCGGATCACTTAAATCTATACTTTCAAGTGCTTGGGATGGCATTAAGTCAGCAATATCAGTTGCAGGTGATGTTATAGGTGCCGTGATTAACGTTATAAAAGCAGTATTCAGCGCAGTTGGTGCTGCTGGTGGAGGTCTAAAAGGAGTTCTAAGTGCAGCATGGAGCGGAATCCAATCTGCTATATCAGTCGCAGGTGGAGTGATAAGCGGAATAATCAACACTATAAAAGGAGTTTTTAGTGCCTTATCTGGAGCGGGTAATTCTTTGAAAAGTGGTATTTCTTCAGCATGGAGTGCTATTACTGGAGCTATTTCTAAAGCATCCGGAACCATTGGAGGAATTATCGATAATATCAAAGGATTCTTTACAGGATTGACAAATATAGATATTTCTGGTGCTGGTGCTGCCATTATGAATGGTTTTCTTGGAGGTCTTAAAGGAGCTTATGAGAATGTAAAAAGTTTTATAGGTGGAATTGGCAACTGGATTAAAGAACACAAAGGGCCAATCAGCTATGACCGTAAATTATTGATTCCAGCTGGTAATTCAATCATGGATGGACTGAACGAAGGATTAGGTGATAGCTTTAAAAATGTCCAACGGAATGTCTCTGGAATGGCTGATAAGCTAGCCAGTGGATTTAATTTAAATCTTCCTAAAGTGACTGCTGAATATGCAGTTAGTTCAGCTGGCTTAAATGCTGGCGAGCAATTGGCAGTAAGTCAGCTTAACTCAATTCGTTCAAATATCCAAAGACAACTGGATAATCAACCAAGCCAATCAGAGTCAAGCAACATTGTGTCTCAAGCTTTATCAGCTGTTAAATCACTTGGCGAACACGAAACTGTTCTTGTTATCAATGACAAAGAGCTTGCTAGAACAACAGCTAAAGCGAACCAAGATGCGCAAAATAACTTAACAAAAATTCAGACAATACTTTGGGGAGGAACTTCATGACATTTACAGTTAAATTTGGTAATAACTTTCTCACAGATTATATGCGGATCATTGAGGTTCACAGAAATTTAGGTGCAGGAATTGATAGTACCACCGAAGACAAAATATCTGGTGGTGCTAATTTCATTCGTTCTAGAAGAAATAAATCGACGATTGAAGTAGAATTTAGAACTTTTTGGAAAGATGATATCGCTGATACTCGTAGAAAATTAGCAGAAATAACGAGTAGTGAAGTGCCTTTAGAACTTCTATTTTCTGATGAACCAAACATTTATTATCAAGCGATTAGAAGCGGAGAAGTTACCTTATCAGAAAACAAATCAAAGCTTTTTGCTACCGGAACTCTCACTTTCTTAGTCCCAAGTGGTTATGCAGAATCAGTCGATACAAAAACGTTAAATAATGATAACTCAGGCGGTGAAAATGGAACCATCATAGAAAATTCCGATAACTCTATTTCGGTATTGATTAATAATAACGGGACCTTGCCAATCTTTCCAACAATTAAAATCACACCCACCGCTGAATCAGGTTTCTTTGGAATAGCTGGGCAGAATGGAGTGCTTGAAATTGGGAATCCAGATGAAGCGGATGAAGAACGAAAGACGAAACAAACAACGATTGCGGATTTTAAAACTAAATCAGATTTTGACACAAATTTCGTAGACGCAACGGATTGGACTGCCTCATGGGAAACAAATATCTCACCTATCCCTAACAATAGTAAGCTGAAATGGAAGACAGACGGAATAAGGATGTCTACTTTCAGCCAAGCCGCAACATGGAACGGTGGGATTCAACGTTATGATGTTCCTAAAGACAGCACAAATCAATATCCAGTCAATTGGCATGCACAGTTTAATACATTCTTTATCCAAAATAATGCAAGACAAGCCGGCCGCTTTCAACTTTATTTTTGTGATGAAAATAAGCAACCGTTGGCCATGTTTGAAATTTTCAAAGGTGGAGCAGGTCAAAATGCTGAGCTTATCTTTTGGCTCATCGGTGGCGATAATAAGATGCATAAATTCGGAGGGGATAAACCATTTAATGCCTCTACTGGAAAAGCACCAGGTGGCGTTACTTCGCTTTTTGATGCCGCTCATGGTGGTCAGGCAATTATTAAGCAAGGTAATAAGATTTCTTTCTATTGGAAAGGCGTGGCTTACTCTTACTTAATGGGTGATGCTGGCAGTTCAACTAAACTCGCTTATGTCTATGTTGTAGAAGCAAGTCGCCAGAATTATCCCGTTATTAACGATATGAGCTTAAAGTCGTTTAAATTAACGAATCTCAATGATGGATATATGGTCAATGTGGTCAATAAATACCAACCTAATGACGAAATCATCATTAATATGGATGCTAAAAAAATAATTGTCAACGGACAGGGAGCCAACTCTGACTACATCACGGGTTCAGATTTCTTCCCAATACCTGCAGGTCAAAGTCAAAAAATAGATATTGTCTATTCAAGTTTTACCACAAGTCCGCCTAAAATAGAATTCTCATGGAAGGAGCGAATCTTATAATGTTAATTTCAATTCATGACCGAACGCTTGAACGTGTCGGCTTTCTAAGTAATGATGATTCAGAAAGCCCTGACTTTAAAGATGATATTTTTCACCCCTATTTACCACAAGGGGCATCAACTTTTGATTTTACAGTTAATAAAATTAAGAATGGCGTAGTTCAAGATTACGTTCAACTGTTGAATGAACATGCTTATTTCAGCTTTCAGTACGAGGGTGAAGATTTTCTATTTGATTCTGTCATCGTTGAAGAAGATGATGACAAAATTACGTTCAACTGTCTGACCCTTAATCTTGAAATGAGAAATGAGCAAGTCAAGGAGCTTAAGAATACAACCACTCATAATATTCAATGGTACTTTGACCAAATGGGTCTGATTAATTTTGCGAAAATCACACTTGGAATTAATGAAGTTGCAAGCTATACCAGAGTCATTAATTACGATGGCGAAGATACAAAGCTCTCACGTTTAATTTCAGTGATTCAAAACTTTGATGCCGAGTTTGAGTTTGTCACAAAATTAAAAAGAGATGGAACGCTTGATAATATCACACTCAATATTTACAAGAAAAATGATGGTGGCGATATCCAAGGGGTAGGACAAAATAGGAATGATGTCCTTTTGTCCTTTGGCGATAATATTTCAGGCGTTTCTCGAAAAGTTGAGAAAGCTCAAATTTTTAACTCTATTTATGTCACTGGGAAAGATGGGTTAAGCTGGAAAGATTCTGCTTGGTCAGTCACCAATTCAGAAGGGCAAGAAGAGTTCTATAAACGAGCAGGGGAAAGTTATGCTAAAGCTCCGCTATCTGCTCAGATGTTTCCCTCACAGCTTCAATCGTCAAGTGGCGATATATTTACCAACAAGAACGAAGCTACCGAATACACCACAGTAAATGCCATGTGGGGCTATGCTTTAAGTCAGTTGAAACAGTATGCTTATCCCTTAATTTCTTACGAAGTGACAGCCACAAGTAATTTGACGGTTTCAAGCACTGGCGATGGCACACCGCTTCATATTGGCGATACGGTCAGAATTCAAGATAAGAATTTCATTGATTCAGACGGAAATGTTGGTCTATTTTTGTCAGCACGAGTGAGTGAATTAGAAATCAGCTTTACCAATCCAACCAATAATAAGATTACTTTTTCGAATTATATCAAGCTTAAAAGTGAAGTATCTGATGATTTAACTGCTAGAATGCAAGAAATTATCAATGCTAATACTCCTTACCGTCCTGATATCACTTCTACCAATGGCTTGCAATTTAAAAATGGAACAGGAACGACTACATTAGGCGCTCATATCTACTTTGGGTCAGATGATAAAGAAACGATTGCGGATAGTTACGAATGGTCGAAAGATGGAACAGTCGTTGCGAATGCTCAGACTATTACAGTTGATGCAAGTGGAGTAACTGATAAGGCAGTTTATAGTTTTAAAGCAACAATTGCGGGCAAAGTAGTCGCAAATCAGTCGGTGACTATCACTAATGTTAATGACGGTAAGGACGGTGCCGATGGTAAAACATCGTACACTCACGTAGCATGGTCCAACAGCGCAGACGGTACTGACGGTTTCACAACTGTTTATCCGAATTTGAATTTGTTTAAAAACACAAAATCACAATCTTACACTTCTACTGGGACAGCAAATAATAACTCATCTAATAACTACCCATTAGATGGAATTATAGCTGATATATTAAATAAACCGCTTACTATTACTTATAATTATGCGATTACAAACTCATCAGGAACTTGGTCAGGTATGATTAGACCTACTTATGGTTTAGGAGGTACAAATCAAAGTGTTAGCAATACTAATCTAAGTGGTACTCATAAAGAGACAGTCACTTTAACAAATGTGGGTCAAAATTCGTATGGAATCCTAACATCAGGCTTACCTACGGGAATAAAAGTCACAATTACAAATTTAAAAGTCGAATTTGGTTCAACCGCCACCCCTTGGATGCCCTCAGCTAGCGAAGTTACAACTGCTGACTGGCCTAGTTACATCGGTCAGTATTCAGATTTCACATCTACAGCATCCACAGACCCTGCTAAATATGCACCTTGGACTGTATTTAAGGGGAATGACGGTGTTGGAATAAAAACCACTGTTATCACTTACGCTATTTCAATAAGTGGAACGATAGCACCTACTACTGGTTGGACAAGCTCGGTTCCCAGTCTTGTAAAAGGGCTATATCTCTGGACGAAAACTGTCTGGACATACACGGATAACTCATCAGAAACAGGTTACTCAGTAACTTATATTTCTAAAGACGGAAACGATGGTGGTGATGGAAATCCTGGTAAAGATGGCGTTGGTATAGAAAATACAACTATTACTTATGCAGGCTCTACAAGCGGGACAACAGCTCCAACTAGCGGTTGGACTGCCACAGTTCCGACAGTTGAAGCAGGTAGTTATCTGTGGACTAAGACTGTTTGGACTTATACAGATAATACCAGTGAAACAGGGTATTCAGTCGCTAAAATGGGAAACAATGGAGCAACAGGTCCGCAAGGTCCTCAGGGGAATACTGGACCCCAAGGCCCAACTGGCCCTGCTGGAAGTAACGGTGACCCAGGTAAAGTTATTTCTGATACTGAGCCAAGCACTCGATTCAAAGGATTGACTTGGAAATATTCAGGCACCGCAGACCTTACAGCGAGTGATGGAACGGTGATTAAGCCAAATACTGAGTACTATTACAACGGCACTCACTGGATGATTAACTATTTAAGTGCGAACAATATTGAA